CGAACGTGTTCTACAAGGGCGCGTACGTCTTCCTCGACAACTCGACGGGTCTCGTCGTCGAGGCGGCCGACACGGCCAACTTCAACTGGCTCGGCATGGTCCGCGAGAAGGTCACGGCGGACGGTGCGCAGGGCGACAGCGAGGTCAAGGTCCTCGAGGGCGGCTTCACGCTCGTCAAGGTCAACGTCACGGGCGTCGACAACATCAACGACGTCGGCGACCTGGTCTACGCGACGGCCGACGACACGCTGACGCTGACCGCGACGGCCAACACCAAGGCGATCGGCTTCGTGAGCCGCTACTACGGCAGCTCGACGCTGTGCGACGTCAAGACCTTCACCCCCGGCGAGTCGCGCGCCCTCTAGGCGCAGAACTCCGCGCATAGGAGCGCAGAAAACCGATGTCCGGCAACACGACCACCTCCACGAACACGATCGTCGCGGGGATCCGCGCCGAGTTCACCGAGACCTACTCGCGCTCGTACACGGGCGTCCAGGAGCGGATGCAGTCGATCGCGGAGTTCATCCCGTCCGACAAGCGGATCGAGAGCTACGCCTTCTACGAGTCCGCCCCGCACTGGGCGATCTGGAACGACGGCGAGGAGATCCGCAGCAAGTCGTTCAAGGACGCCACGTTCTCGGTGCGCAACCGTTCGTTCGGCATCCGCACCGAGTGGAACCGCGACGACCGGCGCGACGACCTCACGAAGTCGCTGCTCCCGCGCGTCAAGGACGTCGCGCAGAGCGGTCCGCTCGTCCACGAGCGCGTCATCTTCCAGATGATGACGGGCGCGACGGACACGGACCTCCTGCCGTCGATCCCGAACGCGGCGGACGGCTCGGCCCTCTACTCGTCCTCGACGCGCTTCGGCGCCTCGAGCGGCAACCTGCTCACGGGCAGCGGCGTCGCCTCGGGCCCGGCGATCGTCACGGACCTGTTCAGCGTGTTCAGCCAGTTCGCGCTGTTCCAGGACACCGAGGGTCAGCCCCTGTGGGACGCCTCGGACCTCGACGCCGGTTTCATCGTTTTCTTCAAGCCGAGCAACGAGCGCGTGTTCACCGAGGCCGTCCACCAGACGATCCAGGCGTACGCGAACTCGACCAGCAACGCCGGCGTGTCCAACGTCGTGCAGGCCGCCGCGAAGAAGATCACGCTCGTCCCGACGGCGCGCGTCACCGACAACGACTGGTACGTGTTCCTCAAGAACCCGCGCCGCAAGCCGTTCGTCGTGCAGGAGCGCGACCCGATCACCGAGAAGATCGTGCTGTTCGACGACAGCATGGACAACGGCGTGCTCGCCACCAAGGTCGAGTTCGCGCAGTGGGATGCCCGCTTCGGCTACGGCATCGCCACCCCGTACGCGACGGTGAAGGTGGACAATTGATGCAACCCGTGGCGCGTCAACGGGTTACGACGAAGGCGTGCTCGGTGTGCGGTGAAGTAAAGCCGCACACCGAGTTTCACCGAGTCACGATGAAGTCGGGACGCGTCTACCCACAGGGGCGCTGCAAGGCCTGCAACAGCGAGTACATGGCGAGGTATCGGGTGAGCAACCGCGACACCGGGATCGGGATGATGCGGGACTCCGCCGAGAACCTCCGCCGTGCCGCTGCGTACCTGGACCGGAACAAGTAGGACCATCCCCCGCGGGACCAAGCCCGCGGGGGCGCATCTGGAGGAACCGATGCCCGCTGCCGCCACGCCCGCCAAGACCGCGCCCGTCACGCCCGCGATCAAGATGTACAGGTGCATCATCAAGACGAAGATGATGCAGAAGAAGAACTCCGCGGGGGAGACCTTCGAGTACGCCGTCCCCGTCGCGCCGTTCCACTTCAAGTCGTTCGGCGGAAAGGCGTTCGGCGTCGAGACGTACACGCGCCGCCGCAATGCCGAGGGCGAGTGGGAGAACATCCCGCAGCGCGGCTGCGTCGAGGAGTTCATCGTGGGCGGCCCGACGTGCGAGCTGGAGCGCGTCAAGGCGTCCATCCGCCGCAAGGTGATCCGCTGGCGCAACCGCGACGCGGGGCGGGGTGACCTGCTCTCGCTGCGCGACATCAAGCGCAAGATGGACCCGGCGACGGGCCACCCGCTCAACGAGTGGGAGGAGGTCCCCAACATCAACTACATCGCGCGGCCCGGCGACGAGCCGCTCGCCAACTTCGTGCAGATCGAGGAGGTCGTGCCGGGCTCGGACCACGGCCCGATCGTCCCGCTGGAGTAGGTGACCTGTGGCCGACCCGACCTTCGCGGAATCTCAGTCGCTCATCAAGCGCCTGACGTACCTGCTGCACCTGGTCCGCGACCGGGCCGAGGTCACCGCGACGACGCTGGCCACGCAGATCGACAACACGCAGCAGGACGTCGAGGGCGACTACTCGGCCGAACTGCTCGACGCGATCGAGGCGTTCCGATCGAGGTACGCCTCGCTGATGAACGAGGAGTCGGTGCGGGCCCTGCTCACCCCGCCGCTGCTCCACATCGCCAAGGTGCGCGACTGGCCCGACACGGACCCGTCCGCGATCCTGACGCGCCTGTACACCTACATGGTGGACAACACGCTCACGGTCAAGGGGCGCAACATGACCTTCGGTTCGGTGACGGCCGGCGGGAGCAACGCCGGCAACGGGACGGTCAACCGGCTCACGAAAGACGAGAACAACTACAACATCGAGGCGACGACGGTCGAGGTCAAGACCCTCGAGTGCATCTTCGACGCCACGAGCAAGACAGAGAAGGGCGAGGAGGAGTTCGAGGTCCGCGGCGAGAACGCCAACAAGGACGGGCTCCAGACCGAGGGGTCCGGCACGCTCGCGGTGCTGCGCGCGATGTCGGCCCGCGACACGGCGGCGATCCTCCAGAACCCGTCTTTCACGGACTACAGCGGGACGACGGGCACACCCACGGCGATCACGGGGTGGACGCCGATCGCGTCGTCGACGGTCTACACGAACCTCGAGATTGACACGACCAACTACTACCGCCTGGTCCCGGGCGAGACGACGGGTGCGGCGCTCAAGATCAAGGCGGCCGACGGCGTCTCGCAGGCGTTGTCGGTGCGCGGCGCCAAGCTGTCGCCGTCGGTGCCGTACTACCTCCAGGTGGCGTACAACCGAGAGGTCGGGTCGTTTTCGGGGACGCTCCGGATCAGCCTGGGCGCGACGACGAAGTCGGTCGTGCTGGCGGCGCAGACGGGCTGGAACATCCTGCGACTCGACCTCGACCAGGGCCTGTGGCTGCGTCGCTTCAACGAGCAGGATCTGGACATCAAGGTCGAGGTGACGGCGTACACGTCGGGGAACCTCCTCGTGGACGACGTGATCCTCGTGCCGATGCAGCAGGTCGACGGGTGCTGGTACTCCATCGTGGGCGGGTCCACCCCGTTCCTGCGGCGCGACTCGTTCGCGTTCGCGGACACGGGCGGGACGAGCGCGATCATCCAGTACTGGCTGTGGCGGGGCTTCGGGCAGTACCTCCCGTTCAAGACCGACGGCACCGAGACTTGGACGGACCCGCCGTAGGCGGAGGGGGGTGACCCGTGGCGACCCTCATCGCGGACGTCCAGGCCCGCTACCCGTCGCAGGTGCTCATCGAGCTCACGCGGCGTAGCAGCACGGACTCGACGACGCTCGACACGACCTCGACGGGCGTGCTCCAGTACGCGTGCGACGACGTGCAGACGGGGGACTTCCCCACGTACGTGCAGGTGACGTACGACGCGTCGAACCGGCAGCACGTCGCCGTCGCGTGCGAGGGCGTGCTGGCGAAGTTGAAGTTGTGGGCGCGAGACGGGTCCGACGGCGGCAAGGGCGAGTGGGACCGGTGGGTTGCCCGTGCGCAGTCGCTGGCCCGCGTGACGGGGCGCGACCGGATCCTGCCCACGACGACGAGCGAGTTGACGCCGACGCCTGAGGTGGACGGGGGCGAGGTCGTGCGCCCGATGTTCGACCAGGGCGACTTCGACGAGTACCGGCCGGGGCAGTAGGCGCCCCGTGTTCTCCGTCGAGTACGACGCGAGGCTCAAGCGGTTCCTGGCGCGGGTGAGCGACCCGCAGGCGCTGCTCCGTCCGCTCGGGGCGCTGATCCTCGCGCGGGCGTCCAAGGCGTTCTCGGACCAGCGCCGCGGGTCGCGGGAGTGGGCGCCGCGGGCGGTCCCGAACGTCATCGGGATCTTGGAGGACCTGCGCCGCGGGTCGGAGCCCCCGGCGCGTAGGTTCCAGGCGAGGCCGGCGGGCATGGACCGGGGCGACCTCTACCGGAGCATCACGACGCCGAGCGCGTCCCGCTACGTCGGCAAGGACACCATCGAGGTCGGTTCCAACCTCCCCTACGCGGGCGCCTTCCAGTTCGGCGGGGAGAAGGACGTGGAGGTGGACGCGGCGCTCAAGCAGAAGATCGCGGCCTACCTCAAGGGGCAGAGCCGCAAGACGGCTCGGTTGGAGCGCAAGGCGTTCGGGCCGATGGGCCCCGGGTCGGTCGACCCCGGCGTGTACGGGGCTCAGGCGGCGCGGGAGGACGCGCTGCGCAAGGCGCTCGGATGGCTTTTGGCCCCGAAGGTCAAGGGGTTCACGGCGAAAATCCCCGGGCGCCCGTTCGTCATGGTGACGGACGAGGACCTCGACGACTTCCGCTCCATCCTGTTCCGGGAGGCCCTGCGGGTCTAGATGGCTACCGCCGACATCCACACGGTCCTCCAGGTCCCCGGGCGGCTCGTCATCAACCCGACGAACCTGTCGGCGGCGTACCCGTACGGCGGGACGGAGTTGGGCGCGGTCCACCAGATCGCGGCCCGGCGGGTGGCGGCGACGTACGACATCGCCGCGATGGAGTACGGCGGGGCGATCGTAGAGGCGGTGCAGGGCGGGGAGAACTGGGCGGTCGGCGCGTATCTCCGCCAGTTCGACAACGACGCCATCGCGGCCGTGTTCCCCAACACCTCGACGGGGACCACGACGAAGCGGGTCGGGGTCAAGCACTGGATGAACGCCGGATCCCCGGTGCGCCCTGGGTCGCTCCTGTCTGCGCGGTCGGTCAAGTTGCTGTTCGTCCCGTACGACGTGGACCGCCACCGGGCGGTCTACCTCTACCGCGCGCTGCCGCGGGTGGAGGAGGTGTGGGAGATGGCGCTCGCGGTGGACTCGCGCGTCGAGGTGCCGGTGCTGTTCGTCGGGATCCCCGACAGCAACGGGAAGGTCGCGGTCGTGGACTACCTGCGGGAGATCACGTTGTGAGGCTTGCCGCCGCCGCCGGGCTGTACGACGCGATGCCGGACGAGCTGCCGGAGGAGGCGGCGTCCCGCCTCGTCGCGGAGGCGGCGGACTTCCTCCGCGCCGGCGGGGTGCTGTCCCTGTCGGACTGGTGCGAGCTGTCCGTGGCCGAGCGGGTCGCCTTCGT